GCGGCGGCCATGGCGTCGTCCGTTTGCATTATGGAGAGGCTTAGATCTTCGAGCTTCGCCGAGACGTCGATCCCGACGAAGCGGCCGAACTTGACAAGGGTGACGACGAACTCCAGAAGCTCCTTCTTCGCGGCGAGGATCGGGATAACCATGAAGCGATTGATCACTTCGGCGAAGCGGAAGAACGCCTGAACGGGGAAGGCGACCGCCTCCGCGAGGAAGCCGAAGGCTCCGGCGCTGTCCTCTGTCGTCGAGGTCATATCGACGAGAAGCCCGACGACGGTCTCGAAGGCTGGGAGCATAGCCTCCCCGGCCGCCTGGGTCAGCTCGGAGATATTCCGCTGGAGGAACTTCGCCTGATTCGCGGCCGATCCCATAGTCCGGGCGGCGTCGCCTATGGCGAAGGCCGACTGTTCGGTCGCTATCGCGAGGACGGCCTGGGCTCGGGCCGCGTTCGTGACCTCCCCTCCGGCCTGGATCAGGCCCAGCTCCAGCGCCTTCGTCTCGATAGAGGCCTGACGGACGTCGATCCCGAACTTCTGGAGGGGTTCGGACTGGCCGACGATCCCCGAGCGCAAGTTATCGAGCGCCTGGGTGATCGGGATATTGTTGAAGGAAGCGATATCCGCCGCGAGGACCGTGAACGCCTTGTTCATTTCGACGGCTTCGTCCGGGAGGATCCCGAACGGAACGAGGAGATCCTGGAGCGACGAAGTCATATCCTGGAGTTCCTTCGTCGTGGCGGGGACTGTCTTCTTCAGGGTCGCGACGAACGAGTTCATCTCCTTCGTCGCGGTCCCGAATACTGTCTCGAATTTCGCCTGGGTCTCGGCCGCATCGACGGCGGCCTTAATAGCGAACGCGCTGAAGGCGGCGAACGCGATCCCGGCGGCGGCGGCGGCCTGGGAAGCCGCTCTCTTCAGGTCCGCGCCGAACTCCTTAGCGGAGCCCGAGGCCTTCCGTAAGTCCTTCTTGAACTTCGCCGTGTTCGCCTTTAGATCGACGACAAGCGTCCCGACTTTTTCAGCCATTCTTCACTTTGTTCTTCCTAAGATCTCGCCCCTTCAGCGAGATATTCAGGGCCTCGACTATGCTGATCTGTTCCTCGGTCGTCTGATCGCGGCTCGGGCGCTCTTTACTGAAGTCGGGCATAAATACCTCCGGCCCGAAGGCCCGGACGCCCTTCTTCCGGTTAGCGTTCGCTATCGTCGAGGCGGTCAGGGCGTGGCCCCTCCTCTGTACCATAGAGCCGAAGGGCTCCAGGCGATAATAGGCTTCCCACTCTAACAGCTCCCGGGCGTCGATCCGGGCGAGGAGTTCTCGGACGGTCAGCCCCAGCTCCAGGGCTAGTCGGAAGTAGAAGCGTCTTCTGGGCTGGGCTCGGAGTTTTTTTCCAGTTCTCCCGTCGCGTCTTCGGCGAGACCGTTCAGCCGGGAGGCGACAGTATAGACGCGATCCAGGGCGACGGCGCTCTTCTTCGCCAGCTTCTCGACCTGGGCGTCGGTGAACAGGCGCTCCCCTTTGTCGTTCGCCGCGCACAGCGACACGGCCCTCGTCCTGAAGTGTTTCATCTTGCGGAGGTCGGTGACGATCTGGCCTTTATGCTGGGTCAGCGTCGCCATTTGGAAGCGGTCCTTCTCACTCCCTGACATCGTCCGAACGATAACGTATCCTCCCCACTCGGGAACCTCGACTCGCTCGGATAGGAGATCTTCAGCCTCGAAGATCTGGGTCGCTGTTAGGGCCTTTTCTTTTGCTTTGCTCATTCTCTTCTCTCCTTTTCTTTCCCTCGAATAACTCGAACAGCTTCCGGGAGAAGACTCTTCTGACGAGTCGCTTCTGGGCTTCCCTCTGTTCGGGGTCGTTATAGGAAGCCTCGACGAGTGTCAGGATCTCCCCCTGGAGCTGTTTAACATGGGACTCGATATCCCGGTGATTCACTTCTCTCTTCTCTTCTCTCAAAAACAAAAAAGAGCGCTCGGGATCCCGAACGCCCTTTTTTGAAAACTAGACTAGGGTAGGCTCTCCGGCGACTGTCAGGATCACATCGGCGGATAACTTGTCGTCGATGGGGGCGTTCGGAGTGAAGCCCGAGACGATAGCGGGGATCGTCCAGGTAGTCGTTCCGAGGTCCGGGAAGACGAGCTGAAAGTTCCGCTGGGGTCCGTCGACGAGATCCTGGAGGAGCCCTCCGGCCGACTTCCCATGGGTCGCGGCGGCCGGGAGATAGTTGATCGTGAAGTTAATGTCCCCGCCGTCGAGGAGCCCCGCGATCTTCTCCCTCCAGGCGCTCGGGGAGCTGTGATTCGTCATATCTATCGTCTCCCGGGTCATTCCTGGGCCTCCGATAGTGGCGACTTCGGCGATTGTCGTGAAGGCTTCCGGCGCTCCTCCGTCTCCTATCTGGAGTAGAGTCCCGAAGCCTGAAGTTCCTAATGTCATTTTGTCCTCCTAAGATTAAAAGATGCGAGGCCAGCTCTTCGGATTCGTCGTCATTACGCGGCCGGGATCCTGACGATAGCGAACTCGACGCCGACGGCCGAGGCTTCCAGGTGGAACTTCCTATCGGTCTGTTGCCAGCCGATCAGGCTTCCCGCCCAGAACATACTGAACAGGCCAGCTCCGACAGAATAGGCCGCGATATCAGCGCTCCGGCCTTGCGGATCCGGGGCCGACGTCAGGGTGATCGTCAGGGCTCCCCCGGTCGTGTTGTTAATGAGGATTAGCTCCCGCCCCGTGAAGATGAAGTCGTCGAGGTTCACGTCGTCGGCCGCCGTGAAGACGAAGTCGAGGGCGAGGGCTCCGACGGGGAGCGTCGGGAAAGGCCCGAGCGGGGCGATAATCGGTTGCGGAGTCCTGGGCATAGTGTTCTCCTTTTTCTAGCTCTGAGGTTCGTTATACATGACCTGATACTCGGTCATGATTCGGTGGAGCCTTTGCTTATCGTCCGAGACCGACTCCTCGTAAATGTCTCGGCCGTTCTGGAATAGGATCCCATTGATCACGACCCCGAGGACGGTCCCTCGGAAGGTGTCTATCGCCAGCCGGAGCTTTTCCGCGAGATCCTTCACGGTCGCATAGTCGACGGCCCAGAGATCGAACTGGAACAGCGGCATCGACAGCCCAGTGATCCCGTTCGTGTCGGGGTCGTTCCGATGGCTGTGAACTTTGACATCGAAGGCCAGCATATAAGAGACCGCCGGATAGATCGAATTCTGGGTCAGCGGGTGAGGCTGGAACCTGTCCGAGATCAGAGCGGCGACGGCCGCGTCTCCAGTGATCAGCTCGGTCAGGGCCTCCTCGATCAGCGCCACTAGGAAGCCCTCCTGATCTCTCGCTTCAGCCGCGCTTTAAAGATGCGAAGCGAAGCGTTCGCCCCGGCGTTCAGAGCTGGCCGCATAAACGGGAAGGCCCGACGATTAACGGTCCCGAACTCCAGGAAGTGAGACCTCCAGGCGGTCCTCGTCCCGGGGCCTATGCTGACGGTCACGGTCTCGGGAGTTATGTCCGTGACGACCGATCTAAGGTCCGATCTTAGCTCCCCGGTCCCGAATTTCCCGGGAGAAGTGACCCGGGCGTCCATTTGTTTTAGGATCGGCTCGGAGGCGGCGTCGGCGGCGGCCGCGAGAGCGCGTCCTCGGACGGCTTCCGTCAGCTTCTTCAGCTTCCGGTCGAGCTGTTTCAGGCCTTCGACTTTCATCGAGAAGAATTCGGCGGCCATGTTACGCGGCCTCCTTCGCCATAAGGTCCGTCTGGATCTCCCGCTCGTCCGGCGTCGTGACGCCTTTGATGTCGAAGATCCGGCCCCTGAAGGAGACCCGCATCTTCGCCGTGACTCCGTCCAGGCCTCGGAGCGTTATCGCGTGATCGACGCTCGGGTAAACTTGCTGGGCCTCGAAGAGTTCCGTCCCCCGGAGCGGCCGGACTCTCGCCCAGCGCGTGGCGAAGGCCGTCCAGGTTCGAGCCGGAGCGCCGAAGCCGTCCCTCGGGGTCTCGGTCAGCGACTCGATTACGATTCTATGTCGAAGCGTTCCAGCTCTCATTAAAAAGTCCTATGATTCCAGAGGAGCGCCCGGGCCGAGTCCGGGACATTCGAGACGATGGTCCCGACGATAACGGGCTCCCGGACCTCGAATAGATGCGAGACCATGATCTTAATAGCGTGGCGGATCTCGTCGGGGACGTCCTCGTCGGACTCGCCGTATCCGGCGACGAACTCGATCTCGACCGCGTTGATCTGTCTTCGAGTGTCGGGCCAGATTTGATCGAAGGCGAGAGCGATCCGACCGGGTTCCCGATTCACGTCGACGATATACTTCGCCGCGTCGAAGACGACCTGGAGGCCGTCGACCTCCTGATTATATTTCACAGAGGCCACGGAAGAGAGCCGAGGGTTCGGGAGCTGGATACATTGATCGTCGGACGGGAAGCGGTCGAGGAAGAGCGTCCAGGTCTGATCTATTATCGACCGCTTCATGAACGTCTCCGCGAACTGTCGGGAGGCGATGATCAGACAGTCGATATAGGCGTCCTCGTCGGTCGTGTCGATCCGTAAATGGGCCTTCGCGTCGGTGATCGACAGGGGCTCCGTCCCAGGCTCGGCGGTCAGGGTCAGGCCGAAGGGCTGATCGCTGACGGCTGGATTAACTCCTCGGCGTCCTGTCATTCCTTCTTCTTCTTCCTCCTCTTCTTTTTGGGAGGCGTCTCGGTCATGGTGAACTCGTCGCCAGCTTCGACCGGGGGAAGCTCTTCGATAGCCCCCCGCTCCAGGAGTCGGTCGACGAGATCGTCGCCCAGGTGGTCGCCAGTGACGACAGAGCCCGTCCTATAGAACGTCTTCCCCTCTCTGGGGATCATGCAAGGCTCGACGAGCTTACTCGCCTCCAGGCGCTCCAGGAGCTGGGGCGGGATATCCTCCCGGGCGACGACGTCTCTGTTCCTGAACTTGAACGAGTCGGAGAATACATCGGTCAGGAAGCGGACCTTATCGACGTCCAGGTCTAAGCCTGGGGCCTCGGAGAAGTCGATCAGGAACTGATAACGGGTCATGACTTCTTAGCCTTCCTCGCGGCCTTCTTCTTCGTCGACTTCTTCTTCTTCTCCGCGCCCTCGACGGCCGTCTCGCCCTCGACGGGCTGGACCGCCTCCTCGACGTGGGGCGTCGCATATTTCCCGGCGAGAAGCGCCTCCGCGAACTCGGGCGTCAGCCCTGGAGTCACGCCGACTTCGTAGACTTTTCCGTCCTTCAGATTACAGGTCGGCCCCGAGGCCATGGTGATCATCTTGATCTTCATAGAGCCCTCCTTATGTCAGGTCGTCGTAGATTATCGTCACGAACGTCGCCGTCGTCAGGGTCAGGTGGACATCGGTCGGGAAGAGGATCCCATGGGCTGGAACTTCGACGGGTCCGACGGCTGGCGGAGTGTCGACGAGGAGCTTCGAGGATCCGGCCGCTCCGTCGTCTTTGAATTCGGCGGTCCCGGCGGTCCCGGCCGCGACGACGTGAACGTGAAGAAGTTTAGCTGGGCCGGAGACGAGCGTTCCCGTCGCTCCCGCCTGGGCTGATCTTATCGCCATATATTCTCTCTGGAACTCCGAGGCCAGCGATCAGTTAATAAAATCGAGCCGGAGATCGACTCGGATCGAATTGAACCTTCTCCCGCTGGCCCCGAATATCAGAACGTCTTAGGCTGTTCCTTCGGCCGGACTGACGTGAAGCTCTCCGGCGATGGTCCCCGGGACGTTGTTAATCTGCGGACCCTTCTTCCCGGCGTACCTGATCGCTATTCCCCAGTCGATGGTCGTCGAGGTTCCTCGAAGGGCGACCATTCTGACGAATTGCTTCAGGGGCCGATAGATGTCGAGCCAGACGATCTCGTCCGACGCGCCGACTGTTACGAGAGTCCCCTCCAGGTCCGCCGCTCCGGCCATTCCGGTCACGTCGTCCTGTTGGGCCTTCAGCGTATTATCGACGGCCGCTGTCCCGAACTTCGCGACGAAGAGGACGCCCTCGAAGTTCGCCATATCGACCTCGGCTCCGTTGATCGTCGAAGTCCCGGCGATGGTTGTCGCGATCCCTTCCAGGAACCTAGTCATGTTTGAAAGGTTAGGCATAATTTTCTTCTCCTTGTTTTAGTGCCTTTATGGGGTCGATGAATTCTTCTCTGTTCTCTTCTCCTCTCTTCTCTATGCGAGGGTGACGCGAATAAACGCTTCCTCTAGGACGGGCATCCCGTCCAGCTCGGCTCGACCGATGAAGCCCGTCTGATTCGTCTCCGCGTAAAGCTCGACGAGTCGCTGGACTTGCATATTCAGGGCGTCGGCGATCCAGTATCGACTGAAGTCTCCGATGATCCCCGCATAGAGGCCAGTCGTCAGGGTGTTCGGGGCGAACTCGGACATTCTGAAGGGGCTGTCCAGGATCCGGTCCGGCTGTCCGGCCTGGAGCCCAGGCTGCCAGATATACTGGCCGTTAAGATCGACGAGCTTCCTGATCTGTTTCACGACGTCGCGATGGAAGATCCAGACGGCGCGGTCCCAGTAGGCCGCTTTCAGACTGTACTTCGCGTTAATGAGGCCGTCGCCTTCGACGGTCGTCGCCGTGTTCCCGTCCGAGACGTCCTGACCTGTCGAGATCCCGTCGGGGGAAGCCGTGAAGACTCCGAGAGGCTGATTCGATCCCGTTCCGGTCAGGAAGGCCTTCTCTTCCGTGACGGCGAACTTATAGGCCAGCCTGTCGCGAACGATCTGTTCGACCGGAAGCGCGGCCACGCGGAGGAGCTTGTTCGAGACCTTGATTCGCTTCGCCAGAGGATGGGGGAACAGCTCCCGCTTCCCGAAGGCCATATCGGAGTCTTCCGATCCCGTCTGGATCTCGGCCGTCCAGTCGCTGTCGGCCGGATCGACGTCGAGGCTGGGGATCCCGAGGGAGTCCGCCTGGACGACAGGCGTCACGGTCGCCAGCCCTCGGATAAAGACGAGATCGTCGACGAACTTGATCAGGTCGGCGACGAACTGCTGGGGCGCGACGAGATAGCCGCCGATCACGTCGCTGTCGGCCTGGAGCGCTCTGAACTCGTCCGTGTTCGGCCGCTCCGAAGAGGCCAGATAATGGGCGAAGGCCGCCCGGTATTCGTCCGACGCGATATAGGGGACGTCCCTCTTCTCGCCTTCCTTTTTCTTCCCCTCGGGGAACTCGGTCCGGTTGCGAGTCTCGGACATTTCCTTCGCAAGGGCGGCGGACTTCTCGGTCCGCTCGATCTGTTTCCGAAGTCCGTCCTGTTCGGCGTCCATCGCTTCCCACTTCTCGGACTCCTCCGGGGTCAGCGAACGCTTCTCTTCCAGGGCCTTATCGTTCAGGGTGTTCATTTGCTCGACGATGCTTCCGCGCTTCTGGCGGAGTTCTTTCAGTGTCATTTAATCTTCCTCCTGTCGTTCACGGTTGATCCGATCCCGCCCGGTCACGCCGAAGCGGAGGCCCGGAAGTGGAGCCGCCTAGAGTCACGCTCGTCGGCTAGGCTATCTCGATCAGTTTAAGCCTTCTCCTCCGATCTTCATAGTTCCTTTTCCATTCGTTATCGGAGATATCCGCCGCGAGGAGCTGGGCGACGCATCGGACCGCGACCTTCGTGTCGGGGAAGGCCGGGAAAGTGACGGGAGAGACCTCCGTCAGCTTCGCCTTTAAGATCGTCCGAACTGTCTTCTCTGGGTCGTCGAGGTTCGTGAATTTTTGCTCCTGGGCTGTGAAGCGGATCGACATTCCATCGACGTCGCCGCGTTTTATCGTCTCCATAAATTGAAAGTCTTTCGGGGGAGTGATCTCGACCTTCAGGCCGTTCCGATCTTCCGACAGCTTCAGCGTCCCGGACTTCATCCTTCCGAGGACGATGTTCGAGTCGTGATTCCAGAGAGCCCGGACGTCGTCGTCCCGGATCGACTCCAGGAACGCTCCGCGCTTGACCTTCTCGCGGCCGAAGCCCATAGGGACGGACAGCTTCCCGAAGACGGAGGCATAGCCGACGAGCTTCGGCGAATCGTCGTCCTCGCCCTGTCGGACTTCGAGGCGCGTGTCCTCGACGGGGATCCAGCGCTCCTCCCGATCCAGCCCTCGCTCTTCGAGGGGATCCGGCTCGATCCCGGCGTCCTCCAGGTGACGGGCTAGATGTCGCCAGACGGAGCGGCGATGTTCGTCAGGGACGTC